TGGCTCTTGCACGGCGTAGCTGCCATCTGGAGCTTTAACGATCCCATGCATGCCGGTAGCAATAGTTTTCTCTGGTGGTCCCTGGACTTGCGATGGCGGATTAAAATCTTGCGGCAAAAAATCCGCCGGTAGTTCTGCTGCTGGTGCAGCCGAACTTGGTCCTGCCGGAGCTGCAGCCTGCGGTGAAAAATCCGCTGGAAGAGCATTTTGATCCGTTGGGCCTGGAGGAAGTTGGCCTGCATTTACACCTTGTGGCGAGTTTAGGACCGGCACGGCATCTGGCATTACTTGCCTCCTACAGCAGCAGTTGCCTCGGCATCAGAGTAGCCTTTTTGCATGAGATACTTCTTAGTGTAAGCTGCGCCACCTTTTTGGATCATGAGCTGGAGTTGCGCAGGTGCAAAGCTTGGTTTACTTGGTGCTGCAAAGGGTTTCATCACACCCGTCCCAGCCTCATCTAGAGAAACTCCATAGTCTTTTGCGATCTGCTCCGCTCTGCCAGGTGCAAGTGCCCCAGCGCGAACTTTCAGACCTTGTGCAATGGTTCCACGATATTGCTGGTGCGCAGATTCAAACAGTCTGTTAATGTCGGTTTTTAAATTTGCTTTTGTAGCGTCATCAAAAGAATTTCGACCGGGGTTGTTTGCGATCCACCTAGTATAGAGATTCTCAAGTCCATCAGCTGCATCGGAGTAGGCTTTTCCTACACCGGCTTCTGTTCCACCAGGAATGCGCGAAATTGTTCCGCGCATAAGTGCTGTTAGGCTTGTGATGCCTTCTTTAAAACGACCCGGTGTCATATCTGGTTGATCTAGTAAGTTTTGTGCTCGCCTACCAAGCCCGGTCATGTCGCGGTAATTTTTGGCTTGGTTGTCGATTTGATTGATTGCAGTAAGCTCAGTTTTTTTATCTGTCGTCGAGAGTCTGCTCTTTGCAATATCGAGTTTCCCTGCTGTAAGCGACTCCATTGCTTTGTTGTGACGAACTTTTTCGGCGTTTGATTTTGGTAGCTCAGTAGCCTTGACTTGCTCTCCTGTGGTCTTTGCCTGGTTAAGCGGAACTTGCGACTCGGCAGCATCGGCTTGACCAGTGTTCTTTGCTATTTCTGAAGGAGCTTTAGCTTTCGCGATATCTGCGAGTTGCTGTTTTATGCCTGCGAGTTGTGCTTGAGTGTCGGCATTCTGCTTTGCGATTCGATCAATAGCCTGTTCGTGGTCGATCATTCCACGCTTGTACTCATCGTTGATTCGATTCATCTCTTCGTGATATTTATCTGCGAGATCTTGGCCGCGCTTGACGGTATCGTTCCGCAAAACCTCTATTTCAGTCCTTGCCTTTGTCGCATTTGCTGTGTTGGTGGCCTTGGCAGCCTCCCCAGTTGCCCGAATCGATTCATCGATTCCACGCTGGTGTAGCGTATGCAGCTCGCCAAGATACTTTCCGCGCTGCTCGGGATCTCGCATGTACTTACTTAAGATTTGAAAATGTTCTGGTTTCCATTGAGTCACATCGTTTGGGAGAGTCGCGAAAGCATTTGCCGCAGCTTCAGTGTCTCCATTAACAGAGGCTTGAAACTCTGGTGTCATCACATCCGAGCCAGTGATACCAGCAAGTTTGTTGTAAGTTGGCATCATTAACTTTTGTTGTTGGGGACTCATATCCGGGAATCCCTTGAGCAACTCGTTTTGCCTTTGTGCAACTTGACCAAGATGTTCTTGGTACTGCATCTGATGCTGCTTTTGAGCAAGATCTAGTCTCTGTCTGGCGAGCGCGAGATTCACTCCGAGCTGCATACCTTGCGACAGTCCGTTCCCGATCGCCTCTCCGGCATTTGGAATAGTCGTCTGTACATAGGGTGTCGATGCTATTGTTGTGCCGTCAGCCATGGCGCAAGCTCCTCAGTCTGTTCAAGACTTTGTGAAAATGGATTTCCTTGTCGTAGCCTTTGAGTCCTTTTACCACATGCGGATAGGTTTGAAAGTTTGGACCGTACTTTTTGGCGAGTGCTCGGACGAGCCTAGCCCTGCTGGCGTTTTGCATGCCTGGTGTTGAGTGATCCAGTGGCGGAGTCTCTTCTGGCTCGAGCATAGAATGCACGTGACTCATGTCAAAGCTTGGCTCGTCGGTGTCGGATCGTAACAAGTCTTTGATGGTGTGTAGTTGATGCATTTATGCTGCCGCTGCGGGCGCTGCCGTGCTGGTGGTGCCCCCCTTAGCGAGAGAGTTTCCTAGCGCAGCCCCGGCTCCGGTTGCACCGGATCCAAGAAGTCCAGGAACAATAGAACCAAGCGTTGCAGACCCAGCATAAGGTGCCCCAGCATATGGCGTAACCGAACTTCCAGTAAGTGCCCCGATCTGCATGCCTTGCTGGTTTTGCATGCCAGCAAGTGAATTTTGTAAGCTTGACACAGTGTTGAGTGGGTTTGTCGATCCATAGGTGCTTTGAGCACTTCCAAGAAGTGTGGACAGATATGCCTGTTGCTGCTGCGCGAGTGTGTTTGCAGCTCCGGTGTCAAAAGACTGCAGTGCAGACTGACCAGCTGATGAAGTGATACCACCTGGACCAAGTTGACTTGCGAGACTCTGTGTAAGGTTAGAACGTTGCAGGTTTAGTTCGGCCTCTAGCGGGGCAAGAGTAGGAGCGTTCTGCCCCTGTAGAATCGCTAAAGCTTGCTGACCTGCGGACATAAGAGCCGGGTCAACAGCCCCTAGCAATGCTTCTTGCTGTGCAAGTGTTTGTTGCTGTATTCCAAATTGTGCATTTTGATTTATGAGTTCAGCTGATGTCGGAGCCGCTAGAGCTGTGGCTTGTGCCTGTTGCACGCTCTGCGAGCTTAGCTGTGCTTGTGCTGTTCCCTGCGCTGCTCCCGCACCAAATAGTCCGCTTATGATATTCATGTCAGCTCCTTTAGATATCCAGTCACGTTAGTCTCAGCTGCGATCCATCCAACATTAACGCACTTTTTACCGAGACTTTCTATGTTTGTGTAAGCGAGGAGTCGCTTAAAGCCCAAAGCCTTGGCATGAATCACCATAGTATCCGTAAGTGCCTTTAGCGCAGCTTCTCTAGTTTCTTGACTAGTCCGGGGATTTGCTGTCACAGCCTCTCCGATAGCCCAGTTAGTGTTTGTCAGAACTAGAAATGCGCACATAACAGGTTTCCACTCAGCTACAGCATGGTGTTCGATCTCATAAGCCATAAAGCCAGTTGTAGAAAGCGCCCCTTCGTCGAACTCGCGAGTATCGCTACTTGCTGCTCTCCATTCACGAAATAGCTCAATGTGCTGCTCTTTGTTGAATTTTCTGACTGCGAACTCAACCATGACTCACGCTCATCGTACCGTTGATGTTAATAAACCCAGCTGGCCCTACATTATTGTAAAACGACAGTGTTCGTAGGCCAACTGGAAACTTCTGACGAGTCGCTAGAGCTAGCGATAATGCTGTTGCTCCGACACCACCACGTGATTGAAGAATAGCTGCAGAGTCAAGCATCATGGCTTGTCCCATGGCAAGCGCTGACCCAGCAGACAATAGACCTGGAATCGCAAGTCCAATATCGCTGATGCCATCACTTGCGACGTACATGCGACTAGAGACTATTTCTCCAACTCCATTGTATGTACCAACAAAATCAAAGTTTGGCGGCAGTGTGATGCCTTGATAAAAGTCCGTACCATAAATAACTTTAATGGAGTTAGACACGAGACTCGCTATTATTTGTGGGTTTAGGGGAGTTTGGACTACAGCAATATCATCAAGTTGACCTTGGGTGTCGCCAGTTACCGGACCAAGCACAGCTCCGAGAAAGTAACCAAACCACTCAAAATTTGCAGTAAGATCTTCGGCTGTTCCGTTGTTGGAAGTTCCAAACTGAACGTAAGTTGAGCCAAGATTGAAAGCGACTGTGTTCGTGGCTTGCCACACGATGACACCATCTATGTAGAGCTTGGTGACTGGGCTCCCGGCCCCAGAGCTTGTGAGTCTGTATATGTGAAAAATCGAAGTGTCGATATATGCAACAGTGAGTGGGGCGTTGTTCCCGAGTGTAACTTGCACAGCACCAGAGATGAGCGTTACGACCACACTCCTGTTTGCGACGGCATCCGAGACTGCCATTGCAATAACGCTGCTATTGTTTGCTGGCGAGACTCCGGACTGTGTTGGCATCTGAACTTTAGTTTCTACAACCTGCTGAGTAAGATCGACATTGTTGTTTTTGGTGTAAGTCGTAGCAGTAGTGCCGACAGCATCGATAGTCATTACACCAGCTGGTGTCGAGATAGTAGACTGAGTTCCGTTTACCGAGTTCCAGGCATCGTTAGCTTCGGCATCAGGGAGCACAGCAAACACCGAAAGGTGGTTCCATGCCGGATCTTGGTGTTTGCATCCGAAAAACCACACACCACCGATCATTGCAGTGGAGATCGGAATGGTGGCCGCAGCAATCTGTGAACCCTCAGTTGTACCGGCTAAGTATAAATTCAGTGAATCACCACCAGGACCATTAGCGACACTCCAGCTCAGCGCTGCGGCTTGGTAAGCAGTGTCAAGTGCTCGCGAGACAGTCCCGGTGATCTGCGCAACATTTTTCATGCCAACTGCCGTTGTTTGGTTTGCTGATGTCGACTCTGTCAGCTTCGCATTGAGAAAACCGTTGCTATCAAGAAACAACTCAATGCCAAGCACAGGATTATAAGCAATGTAGTCTCCGTTTGCCAGGTTTCGAAACTGTGCGAGTACGCTGCCTTGAAGTTTGGCAAGAGCTGGGATGGCTAGAATGTGCGTTGGCCCTAGATCGTAGGCATACTCGCCAAATAGTGTATTGACTGCATCCATCATTGCAGAACTGAAATCTGCAGTGCTGAGACTTGCGGCGTTGATTATGGCACCCCGGCGAATGACATCAGCAAAGGCATCCGTTGGTGTACCGGCACTTGGGGTTTGTCCCACATTTGGTCCGAATGAAATATGAGCAACAACGTCTGCGGTTTGCGCAGAAAGAATCCTACTAGGTGCTGAGTACCAAAATGGACCGCCAGTTAGTTGCTGCAAGACGTATCGCATGGCGAGGTTTTCATCGTTCTGGCTCAGTGGTAGAATCGGTGTTACAGCCCCGTTGATAATGGGAGCGGCGTTAAACGAGGCTTGAAAAGCCGCAAGGGTAGGAGAGCTTCCACCGATGCCAGCCGCATTGAGGTTGTTTAAGATGTTGTTAAACTCACCGTTGAGATCCGCAAACAGCAGTCTTTCTCGTCCCCAGACCTTTAACCTGCTAAACTGTGCGCCTGTTCCCACGTTATCTCCTCAGTGTGTTTGCTCGCCAGACGGCCTGAAGCTAAAGATTGCCGTCGCGATGATAAAAGTTTGACCGCCAGATCCGTTGTAGAATTTTATGCTGATCGTGCGACCTGTGCCGTGCAGGCGTTTGCGGACAGAGAGCAGACTATAGTTGTCTGACAAGAAACTCCCGTTGGGGTCTGTCTCGCTGTCAGAGAGCCAGAAGTCGTTTGGCATGGGTTGTGGATAGGCCAGAAGCGCATCGCCAGTGAGCGGAAATTGCAGTGTTTCGGTAAATTTACCGTCGATGTAGACATCACCCAGAAGAAATCCTGTTCCTTGCGGCACGTAGCGAAGCTCGACAAAATCGAAGCTCTTGTTTTTCGTCGCAAGCGTTGGGTCTTTGAAACCGAAGTCCATGTGTGGAGTCTGGAATGAACTGTTGAAGCTCTGGCCGTTGACGCCGACGATAGTCGAGTCTGCGGTGTCCATTTGGTAGATGTTGCCAGCCTGGTCGCCCCAGATCGGACGATTCACCAAATAGACATCTTTGCGTAAAGCCATGACGTTTGGATTTGCAAAATTCAAAAGCATAGCTTTTGGGTTTATTGCAGCTCTGATAGTTGAGTTTAGCGATGCTGCGATGTCGACACGAAAGCATAGGATTGTGTCGTTTTGTGTTCCCTGCGGCGACTGATAGGTAAACATCGCAAGCTTACGATCAGCATAGTAAACCGCATGACTGTTCGGGGTTGCGAGTTGATTTGTGTTGTCGCGAATATACTGCTCGATGCGAAGCTGTGACAAAATGTCACCTGCTGTGGTGTTGCCGAAGTCTTGGCTAGAGAAAACGCTTGTGATGCCACCAGAAGAATTCTTGATGAAGACGTCATTCAGAACTGGGATCAAACAGTGCGGTGAGGCAAAGCCGTAGCCTCCGCCATACTTTTGAAAGTACCAAGTCGAACTGTCAGAAGCTGTAGGCTGAATGAGCTGATAGACTCCGAAAGGATACTTGAAAGCAAAGAATGTCCCGTTGTAGACCATCGCTCCGATGAGCTTTTCTTGTTCGCCCGGATAGCATGGAATCACACGAGATGTGCCGTCGCCAGCACCTGGAGTACTTTCGCCTACCCACTTAAAGTCTTGTAGATCTGTTGCCGATGACACATAGAAGTTGTGAGGATAGTTAAGGTTTCCCGCTGCCATGATGGCATTTTGGTACATGATGCCGAAACTTGGCTGGTTTGCTCCGCTCCAATCAGTTGGTGGGCTATCAATAGTCTTGCGAGTCGTTGCTGCGCCAACAACAACTTGTACGGGATCCTCTCCTGTAAAGATAAAAAGTTTTTTAGATGCTTCATCTCCACTGCCGCCCTCCGGTCCGCCGGTCATGAAAAAGGTTTGGTTTGTGGGATTGGACTGGTTTAGTAGCGCTGGTCCGCCACCACTAGCAGGAATGAGTGTAATGTTGCCAGCGTTGTCCATAGCGTAAGTGTTGCCGTCACCGCCGAGCAAGATTAGACGCTGATGCTCGACCAAGGTATCGTACCAAAAGTCAAAAGCTCCCCAGACGCCTTTTGGAACCGCTGTCAGGTTGAGTAAGATACTACCCGGAAAATTTTGAATTTCGTTGTTAAAGACTGCGATGTTGTTTGCGAGAATGAGATCTGTAGGCGGAATAGCACTGGGACTGTCGTCTGTGTGCAGTCCTCCTTGACCCATCGGAATCGGTACTGCAAGTCCAGAGTAGCTCAAGAGTTTAGGTCTCCTGATGTTGGCCAGTTGCGCACGCCGAAGTCGTCACCACGAGCAAGGAGCCTGCCACGGTTTTTCGAGATTTGCATGAACTCACGACGACTTGCGGAAGTCATCGCCATGAGGGAGGCTTTTGTGAGCGCCATGAAATGCTCAGCCTTGCTGTCTTCTTTGTCTTTCAGGATACTGTAGGCCGTAGCAAGCGACAAACACTCGCGATAAGCAAGTGGGATAATCGGCACCGACGTACTGGAGTTCGTGAGATCCGGTGGAATCGGAATGTAGTCAAAGTCTGCTTTGGTCTGCTCCCACACGAATTTGTTGATCTGGATAGTGTAAACACCGTCTGCGATCATGATCGGGCAGAACTCCGTTGGTGTGCCAGACACGAGTCGCAGCCACGGGTACTTGCGCTCGAAACTTCGAATGTCTAAGCCAACGATCTTGCCCTCGTAGTCGGCATCGGATGTTTGTGCGCGATAAACTTTAAGTGGCCCAAACAAACGCGAAATGAGATCACCGTTTTGTGGGATCAGGTCATAGTAAAGCTTGATCGACTTGAAAGCCGAAGTTTGCTGTGGCGTGTGCGGCTGCGAGCTTTGGCTGTAGTTGTTGAAAGTCGAGTCGAGCGTGAAGTTTGGCGACCCGGCGGTGTGCTGGATGATGCGATAGTACTCGAACTCGCCATCCACACTCAGGATGTTGTTTTGCTGGCTGATCGCAGGTGGAACCGAAAACACACCTTGGTTACTGTTGAAAGTAACCGTAACGTAGCCTTCGTGATAAGGGCGCGTGAAAACCACAGTGCCTGGATACTTTGCTTTTGCCCATGGCCACGGGTCGCCCATGTCCACGTCGAAGTCGTTACCGCCCGAAACAAACTTCTGATAGTGATTGTTAAGATAGGCTAGAGCATCGTTTGTGTAGTCGCTCGTACCATCTTGCAGCTCGCCTGATTTACGTAGCGCATCGGCTATCAGATCTGCTCCAGTCGCTAGAAACGGCATGTGGGCCTCCTATGCGTCAAAGAACTTAGCGGTTACAAGGTTGTTGGCACTCGGGACACTAAAGTATGGCACGACAGCTTCGAGGCAGTCCAGGATTACTGGATAGATGTCATCGTAGAGTAGGCTCAGGATTTGGTTGTTTGCGAGTGCTGGCTCGAACACCAGAAGCCTTGCGACCCAGATCGCAGTGGCTGTGACGACTTGCGTTCCGGCAGTTGTTGCCGAGACAAACAGCGTGTAGAGGCCAGGCGAGCCACCCACTGCAGCTGTGGTGCCAGGCACCCAATCTAGCGGTGATGGAAATGCGAGCACGTTGTCGCCAGCCGTGTATGGCGGTGTGTTGAAAGTCGCTGGCAGCGGCACAAAAGCAACACCATTGAAGTACTGGTAAGCGTAGACTGGTGCTCCGGCTTGGCCCTGGCTTAGCGTGAAGCCTACGATGTGAAAAGGCTTCGGAGACTGGATGATGTAGCCATCGCCGACGGCAGTCGTGAAGATGTCGAGTGGTCCGCCAGAGAACATGAAATCCGTAGCGTCGACCGCTGGCCCCGGAGCTGTGAACTGACCAAACTTGCGAGCCGAGTCGACACCAGCGAGCAACACAGCTATAGCCATGTCGCAAGCACCACCGGATCGGTTCGTAAGATGCATGGCCGAAAGCTGAATCTGCTTTGCCTGGACGGGAGGAAGAATCGCCGTCTTACACTGCATCGGATACGATGTTGGTGGAATTTGCAGTTTATAACGGCGACTCATGGTGATTACTCCTGATCTTTCTTAGCACTTGCTGCGTTTGCCTTGGCTTCAGCATCGGCTGCGGTTTTGGCCTTCGAGTACTGAGACTGCGCACTCTTGAGCTGTGCGTCGGCTTTTTCAAGGTCGCTTCGCTTAGCGTAGCGCTCGGCATCGTCACGCTTACGAATACCATCGGCAGACTCGACCTCATCAAGCTCCATAAAAACCTTGCCGTCGGGGCTGTCACAGCGCTTGTAAAAAAGCCCAGACTTGACCGGGAACTCGTACAGCGACACAGAACCTTTACCGCCTGCAGCCTGTTTCACGATTATGCGAGTGCCATTGTAGCCTGACACGGTGCCGGTTTTTGGGTTTCTTGGATGTGGCCAACGAGGGTCGAACCCGACTTGCGAAAGACTTAGTTTCTCAGACATGTTGTTTCTCCTTAAAAGTTCGGGGCCAGCGCGAGCCAGCCCCGAGGTATTATGCACTTAGGATCATGTTGCTCTGGTTCGAAGCGACTTCGGGTTGGTAGTTGCCTTCTTGCAACACCAAAACCATGCCGCCAGCCGAAGGAGCCTGAGCATTCACCACTGAACCTGCAGCACCAGCTAGGGTTACCGCAGCAGTAAGTGCGCCCAAGACGCCGTTGCTGGAACTTCCGTTGCCCATCGAGATACTCGCCTGCGCAATGATCTGTCCTTGCATTGCAGATGTTGCTCCGATAGTCGCCGAAGACCCAACAGCCCAGTACACGTTTCCAGCCTGTGCTCCGCCAGACAACACTACCGATGATGCGGCAGCCGTAGTCAGAGTAGAACCAATCTGGAATACGAACACTGCATTTGGATCTCCGCCAGCATTCAGGTGCAGGGTACCAGTCAACGTCGCCGCAGCGGAGTACTTGTAAACGCCTGGCCCGAGGGTCAGAGTTCCAAGGTCGATTCCGCTTTCGTCTGTGGTGAATGGGCGAGCCACGAGGTTGGCATACAGAGCAACGAGCGATGCCTGAGCCGCTATGGCCGCAGCATTGTCGATATCTTGCACGCCTGTCACGACGCCAGGAGGAAAGCCAGTCACGGAACTTCCTGGGTATAATGCCAGGTTACCGTTAACGACCGTCGTACCTACGTTCGTGATCGTGGAGTTAGCAACGATGCCGAAGCCAGTTGCTGCACCAAGGTTAATATCCGTTCCCGAGCTTACGACGTAGACGAGTTGCTCGCCTGCGTTGAAATCAGTCGCGAGATAGGGCTGGTCGGTTACGCTTTTGTAAACGACTTGGCCTGCCGCAGTTCCAGATGGGATGGTGATGGAGCCAATGAGCACTCGACCGACGTCAGATCCGAAGAGCGGACGACGGAAGAATTGCACCACTGGAGCAACACTCGAACTTACCGCACTCGTCACGAGAACAGCAATCTGCTGGAGCCTGAAGCGATCCAAGAAAGCCTTGCTGAAGGCTTGCGTTCCTAGCACAGACAAATCGACCGGAGCTTCTGCTCCGACGTTTGCCACAGCGTATAACTTATCTGTGTACATTTTATTTTCCTTTCCTTAAGAGTTTACGATCACGCCGAAGTCAGGTGAACAATGCGAGCTTCACCGTCGTTTGCCGTATCCCATATGATCCCGAAGTCGAGAATCCCGTACCATGCCACACTCTTGAGTCGACCAAAGTCCTGTGGAATAGCAGCACGTAATTCAGGATCTTGCGCAACGGCCATGGCGACAGCATCGGCACCGAAGAACACGCCTTCACCAAGAACACCACCGGCACCAAGAGAGTTTGACAACGCTTGGTTGTGGTTGACTTCGATGAAGCGGATGTTTTCGATGCGACCGATTTCGCCGTTATACTTGTGCGTTGGGTCGGTGTACTTCACCCAATCGGTCCACGCCGGATCGTCGATCAGGCTTCGTTTCGATTTGGTGTTGATGAGCGCGATGTAGTCGTCGCCTTCGTACGCAGGTACGTGAAGCGTGTCGAACATATAGTCGCGAATTTGTTCCACGTGGAACAGTTGAAGGCCGGAGCCAGCAACAGACAGTGGCACGCCACCAGTGTCGAACTCGATCGTGGTAGCAGTCAGTGGCGTTGCAACGATCTTTGCAACTTTGAAACCACCAGCAGCGCCAGTGTCGAGTGAGAGCTTCATCTGATCGCGCAGCTTTACCTGGACCGCATTTTCGAGATCCAAGCTTGCAAGATCTTGAGCGAAGCTCGTGAAGGGAACAGACCTACCCCATTCGTTGACCGTCACAGCTACCGTGGTGATTGTGAGATCATCTTCGGGGATTCGCATCGCTTCGACGATACGACCGTTGGTCGGTTCGGCGATGTTGCTGATGCGCGAGATGGTGATGGTGTCACCTTTGCCTTTACCATAACCCGGCTCAGGCTTTACGAATTGCAAGAATTTGCATTCGGCAATAGCGGCTTTCCGCAGCGCCGAACTCAGCGTGTGAGATTTAAAGACGCCCGCTGGTGCGTCGAATGTCCAAGTAAACATTTACGTTTCCTTTCTATGTTGGTTGTGGACGTACTTCATGCGCCCCTCTTGAGGCGGTTTCTGGATTTCATCTCGTCGATGAAAGTTGTCGGTCTCTCCACTGGAGCCGGAGCAGGTTTGGCTTCGACTTTGTTTGCTGGAGCCGTAGGTGCCATGACTCTGGTGCTGATAGTTTCTGTGGGGACCAAGAGTTTGCGTTGTTCAGCGATGCGAGCCCTGGCGCGAGCAGCGACAATCTTCGCGCCTTCGTCAATAGTGACTTTGGGATTTTCGGTCACGACTGCTACTGTGATTCGCTCGACAACCTCCTCGAAACCTACGAGATCACTGTTGCTTTTGTAGAATTGTGCCCATGTTGCGGCTTGGTCAGCTTTTTGCCTGGCAGCTCTGTCGCGAGCTTCGAGTTCTGCTTCCCACTCGGCTTTGGCTTGTTTCTTGAGAAGCTCCATAGCTTTCTTGGGATCTTCGAAAATGATGTCTGCTGGGTCTTGTTCAGGTTCGGGCGGTGGTGCGAGTTTGGCCGGATCAAAGATTTGCGTGAAATCTACAGTGCCGTCT